CGGATAATTCTTGTCCAGGATAGTGGCATTCATGCCCCTTGTGGCGTATGGTACCAGGAACCCGGTTACATCTCCCTCATACCCGTCATACTTCATTTCACTCAGCTCTGCCTCTCCCAATTTCTGAAGGGTGGCCTTGTCAGTAACATTGTACTTGTACACGGTGCGCTGCTCTCCGGTGGTGTCGCCCACTATGACCTCTATCTGTGTATTGTCCGGACGTACGCCTATCATCTTTAGATTAATGCGAACATCCTCCGCACGCCTAAACTTTAGATCATGCTCTACCACGTTCTTGTAAATGTCATAGACCACCGTCTCACCTATGTTCTTGGTCTGCCTTAGCCCGGCAAACAGTTTTCCATCATCGTCCACAAAAACAAAGAGGCCATAGTTCTCCTTTAGCTTTTCCAAAGCCTGGGCTCCGTTTACGTTTTTTAGGATAAACTGGTCAAAGTTTACCTCGGGGATATCCCCGGCCAATTGTAGGTCTGTATCCGCCACTATAAATTTTAACACCTCCTCCAGGGTTGTCTTACCAAAATTTTTGGTCATCTGTTTTTGACGAATCTTATAGATGACATCCTCGCACTCTATGTTCACGGTGGGTACATTGGGTTTTATCCATCTTACAAAGCCCTTGAACTCCACTTGCTCAAAAACATCCTTATAGCCCAGTGTAATCGTTACCGGGTCGCCTGCCTTTAGTTCCTGCTCCAGTTGCCTACGCTGGAACCCCGTTTGCTTGTTCCCGAAAAGGGCCGTCATGGGTAGGCTTATCTCTGCGGTGTCGCTCAACAGGTCCACGGACTTCACCACCTTTACCTCGTTTACCTGGTAAAAGGTGTAGTTCCCGATCGCTATTTTACAGTTGAGTACGAACACTATAAATTGCTTAAATTGGTTACTTGAACATTGTTCTCCAGGATGCCGTAAAAATCCTCATCACTTATTGCGGAGATATAATAGGATTGACTAAAGGGCTTGCCCTTCATGCTGCCAAAACCATAATCTTTGATCACTATATTGTTTACCCTGAAGAACAGGTTTAAAATATCGTTCTGGATGGGTAGGGCTGTGGACTGCTCGCACAGCTCCACCAGTTTGTCCACTTCTATATAGGGGTATTCCTTATTGCCCAAAATGACCCCTTCTATCTTTATGGAATAATCGTCTGCAGATATAAACTCCTTAACGGTTCCCTTACGGTCACTACCCACTACAATGGTCTCCACAATGGTCTTTTTGCCGGTAATGGTCAATAATGGTTCATTGGGCAACCTGTAGCCATCTATTATAAAATCATCAAAGAACGGACGGCCCAACAAGTCCTTGCCCAAAATAGCGCGGCCCAAACGTGTTAGGTTGGGCAGGTCTACCTTGTTAAATGGCAATGCAGGAAAAGGAAGTCCCACATAGTTGTGAGCTTCCGCCGTTAGTTTCCTTATGTTGAATTCGTTCGCCATTAGGTGGGTGATGTCTGCATTTGATTGGTACTGTTGAGTACACGCAATAACATGCGCTTAAGCTCTTCCTCACTTTGGGCCATGCCCTGCTGTATGTTCTGTGAGCTAATGGTGAAATTCTCCACAAGCTTGTCAAAGGTTACGGTAATGTTGGTTTGGCGGGATCCTCCGCCATTTATGGCCGTCACTCCTTCTTTAAATGGGTCGGTTCCGTCCCCACCTCCGGTGGCACCTTCATCGGTGGAACCTGAAGAACCGAAGCCCATTTTATTTTTAATCAGGTCCATAATGCTGCCGCTCTTTCTGTTGGCAGATGCCTCATCCATACCTTTGCCAAATGCCTCAGCGGCTTTTTTGCCGGTTACCCTGGCATTGGCCTGAAAATTCTTTATAGCATCCCCACCGTATCCGGTAAGGCCCTGCACTCCTTTTTTGCCCGCGTCCCAGGCTTTTTGCCAGTCTCCTTTAAAAAAGTGTAGGAAGGCTTCGCCCAATGAGGACAGGCCTGAAAGCATTTCTTTAAACCTATCTATAACTAATTCTTTTAGTGCACCGGCAAACCCCTTAAGTACTTCCCAAGCGGCATCTATACCGCCACGGAACCAGCCAATACGGTTATAGGCGTAGGCAAAGCCTGCCGCCAAAGCAGCAATCCCGGCAATGATCAACCCAACAGGGTTGGCCAACATGGCCCCGTTCAACAACCACTGTATTCCGGTATATATTTTGGTAGCAGTAGAGACAATGGTCATATAGGTCTTATAGGTAAGCCAAGCGGCTCCCAATGCCAAGACTCCAGTCTTAATGCCTTCTATGTTGTTTACCAAAAACCTGAAGATGGTACTCTTGCCCATGAGGCTATTGTACATATCATCTACATAAGCCGGTATCTTTGGTAGAAAGTCTACGGCGGCTATTCCCCAATCTGTAAATTTGGATAGGTAGGGTAACAGTTTTTGTCCAAAAGACATGGCCCATATTTGGGTCTTACCCTTTAAAATTTCAAGTTTTCCTAAAAATGTTTGGCTCTGCTTGTTCATAAGGTTGAAGAACTTTCCGCCCGGACCAGTAGCCCTTGCAAAAGCATTTTCTACCTCCTGTGCACTTATTGCACCCTGCTCCATCCTTTTTCTTAGGACACCCATACTTTCTCCTGTAGCTTCGGAAATATATTGTAGCGGGTTAAATCCGGCATTGATCATCTGTAACAAATCCTGTCCCATAAGTTTTCCTGCGGACTGCATTTGTGAATAGGCCAAAGTCATATTGGTGAATCGCTCCTGGTTTCCCCTGGAGACATCCCCGATCATTTTCATGGCAGGGAGTATCTTTTCATTGGCTACGCCAAACCCAAGTAAGGTTTCGGCGTTTCGTTGTACGGTTCTAACATTGTAGGGACTCTTATTTGCAAAATCAAATAGCTTACTAATAAGTTGATCACCCTTTTCAGCGGAACCTAACATAGTTTCAAAGGCTACCTTCATTTGCTCAAACTCGCCGCCCAATCTTGAAACGCCGGTAAGAGCTGAAGTAAAGGAAAAAGCAAGGCCCAATCTTGTAGCCAAGCCAACCACCTTGCCAAGGCTACCGCTCATACCGTTAAGTCGGCGTGTAGACCCCTCTACATTATTGTTAAATCGCTGGTGCTTTTTTTCAATATCCCCAAAAGTGGACTTCCCCTTGTTCCCAATCTGGGAGAGCTTGGAGCTCATCAGGTCTTTTGCTAGAAATGTATATGTATAAGTGCCTGCCACCGTGCGGTTGTTTTATAGATTAAAAGGAGACCGAGATCTCCTTTCCTTCCCTTTTTCTGATATCCTGAAGCTGCTTGAACTTCAATGCCCATTCCTCATCGGAAAGCTTGGACGGGTCTATGCCCAAGTGGTACTCCAGGAGCGTGTCAACGTAGGCTAAAGGATTCGCCTCCAAGCTGCCATTGGCACGCTCTAATACTTTTTTATCTCTACGGTGGCGGTTTCGATTAAACTATCTATCTGCCTGCTTATGTCATAGAAATACTTATCCTCTGTCCTCAGTTCCTCATCACCTTCCAACCAACCGGCCTCCAGTATTTTCTCTGTCATGCCCAAAGGGTCGTTCTGGCTTACGCTCATGGCGTACTTCATCTGGTTACGGCTGGGACGCTTTAAATAGCAGATTAGATCATCTGCCTGTATCACGAACACCTCTTTTAGTTGGTGCTTCTTTTTTAGCCTTGCAACCTCGGCCATAATATCCGCCTCGGTTCTTAATGGGATTGCGCCCTCTACTTCAATCTCTTTTGCTACTTTGTTCATGGTGCCACTTGTTTTTTAGTTCTTGGATAGGCCCCTCCTGTTACCGGAGGGGTACCTATCTCTCCTTTCTGGTGTTTATACTACTTCTCTGCCCAGGAATATGATGGGTAGGGTAATCTCTTGAAATTTGTCGTTCTGCTTCATGCCCCTTGGGTCTTCCGTAAATTCCACATTCTTTAAAATATGGGTCACTACATTGGCACCAGCTTTAGGTACATAGGCCACCGTAATGTTTACAGCGTCCAAATCGGTCAGGTCTTCATCATCGGCAAGCTGCCTTTGCAAGGCCTCTACTTCGCTCTGCAAAAGAATAAGGTTGCCCTCATAGGTCTTATTGCCGCTCTGGATGCTGTGGGGGTTCTCCCCACGCCCGTGCAAAAGCTCCTTTTCCTTTTTGGAGGTGTATTCCACTCCTCTTGCTCCGGTAAGTACACGGCCTCCCAAGGCTATCTCTAAATTGCTCCAGGCAAATTGTTTTGTGTTGAACATGGTATTCCTATGTTAAGCTGGTCGTGAAACCAAGGTTAATCTCTATATACTTGCTGTAGCCCACAGGCAATACCTGAAGCTTTACGCTCAAGGTGTTGGTGCCCAAAATATCCTGATCCGGGTCTATGGTAGCCTTGGTACCGGATATCTCGCCATTGGCGGTCATCTGCTGGTTAATGGCGTTTTCAATATCCGCTTTCCAACCGGCAACAATGGCAGGGGAAATCTTCCCGGCATCGTCCAATGGTACCTCCTCCAGTATGTTTTCCGTAAATATTCCAAGAGCTATAAGCGCAGCCTAATCTATGACCGCCACTCGTGGCAATACATTAAGGTCATCACTGTCCGCCGTAAAGGTGGGTGCATCGCTGAAGAAATAACCGGACTTGCCAGGTATGGTTCTTAGCACTATATATCCTTTGTCGTGGATGGCTCCCAAAGAGGCTTCCAAGGTCTCTATGGCGGAACCGTTTGTAAATACAGCGGCACTAATGCCCAGGGCCCCATCTTTTACACGTCCTGGATTACGTTGTACCGGGTTACCGGCTATACGTCCCAACAATAGACCAACTGCGGCGTTCTTGCCAGTGGCCCCACAGATAAGTCCTGCAACCCTGTTATGGGTCGTAGTCTTATAATCTTTAAGGTCTCCTACAGTGCCGTTAAAGTCTTTCACGTCAATGATCACCTTCAGGTACTTGAACATGGCCGAATAGGCAACTGCCAAAGCTTGTCCTGTTATGGCGGCGGCATCTACATCCTCATCAACCCCGTTGGCAACGGTGATGCCTGCTGCGGATTTTCTGGTAACGGATAGGTAACGTATTCTCCCTTGGGCAGCATCCAACAACACGGTGGCGTAATCTTCGGTTACGTCCAGCATTTGGGCCATGGTTACTGTACTGGCTACCAACATGATCCAAAGCTCGGCACCTTTACCGGCACCCGCATAAAAATCCTTGATCTGGCCATGTGCATAGGCGTTGGTTCCTCCGGAGGTTATCCCTATGGCCTCGGCATCTTCCAGGCTAAAGAGTTGGTAGGCCGTCCCAGCGGTCACATTTCCTGCTCCCGCAACCGTAACGCCGGTGGCAATAAGGCCCGCAATGGTATCCGCGGTCTGGTTCGTTTGACCTAACTGGTCGTTGTTTATGGTGATGCTTACACCTGGTAATCCTGCCATGGTTCTTTTTTTAAGTGTTACTTAATAAATTTAGAGAGTAGGTTGAGGGCCATCATTATGATTCCGCCTACAACCAGCCACTTCACTATTACTATCCAATTTGGGCGGCTGCTCTTTAGCTCCGTAATGGTCTGCTCCTGGGTCGTAATCACCGAATTCAAGTGTGTAATGGTCTCCTTGTACACCTTGATCGCTTCCTTCAGCTCGTCGCAGATACAGCTCGCTTGTATTTCCTGTCCATTCCGCTGTAACGATATGGTTGCCGCTCCAACTTTCTTCAATGTAGGTACCTCCGATAATTTGGATATCAGCTCGGATATTTTCACCGTATCCGATGGCCGTAACACCATGACCGAATCCACTATCTCGAATTTCTTGGTAATCGTATCCGTACGGATCGTTGATATTACTTTGGATGTTGATGGCAACGTCTTGGATGTCCGGCATGCCGATATCAGTGCCAATGTCAAAAACATCGTTAGGATTAAATATTTCATGGCCTTGTGCGTTTGTGGTGAATAACAATCCCAATAATAGGATGGCTGTAAATAATTTTTTCATGGTTTCTTTTTTAGATTGTGATGACCCTATAGCCCAATAATCTGGACTTGGGATAAGCCTTAATACATACCTGGTTGCTTTGGTTGCCGCCCAGGACAAAAATGTTCTTTGAATCTTGTTGGATATAAAAGCCAACATGGCCTTTCCAACTGCTTTTGCTTTCTCGCCAAAAGACCACTACATCTCCCTTTTCCGGGGCGGTGGTTTCCTTACCAACCTTCAGCCAACTCCTGGCATCCAGTTTGCCGCTACATTGCACATCTGCCATTTGGGCTACCCAATTAACAAAAGCACTGCACCAGCTGGTCTCATCCTTTAGCGCGTTGCCATCAAAACCAATATCATTGAAGTACTTTAACACTTCGGGATTGTCCTCTTTACCAACAATCTCGGCGGTACCATACTGGTCCAGTGCTATGTCTATAATTTTGGTCTTCATAATTCCCCCCGTAGGGTTGCTGGTGGCGTGCAATACGCCAACCAGCCTTTTAGTAGGGCCGTGCCCTAGTTATTTTTAGACACCTACTGCCTCAACAAGGTTTATTACCCCTTTACCGTCCGTTCTGGCGGCCAAGCCTCCAGCTCTGGTAACGGCGGACATTTTGGAACCGTACAGTTCGGCATCGTCCACGTTCAAGAACACTTTGGAGCTACCGTGCGCATGCCTGGTATAATCCTTGTGCCAGAAAATGGCGCCAGAACAATCCGTAACCGCTGTGGTAGCAGAGCCATAAGGTCTAATAGTACCACCAGTGGTGAAAATGTTCACTTTACTTCTTACATAGAAGTTAATGCCCATAAAATAACCGACAGTGCCATCAACCAAGGGTTTTTTATTATTGAAATCCGAAGATTTAACCTCCGATATCTGCAACATATCCTCCTTTTGTGCTGGAGTAATTAAAGCATATCTATTGTCTAGAGGTATCTCGTCCAAGTCCCACTGTGTAGTTACCTTTTGGATATCTGCCAGTACCAATCTCTTCCTGGTACCGGTTCCTGTTGGCACACCACTAACGGCTCTATCGGCACCAGTAGTCCTAAGTACCGTTACGTTGGCACTACCTCCCCAAGCTGCGGCCATATACTCGGCAACTGCGGTATTAAGGGCATTAACATGCTCCTCAAGGATAGAAGCCCTTTTATCGTAAGAAACCAATAGGGCTTCCGAGTACTGTAACCAAGTTGGGTCCGTAGAAAACTCGTGCAATTTGTACTCACTGGGTGTATCCGCTCTTTTAGAAGCAACCCCTTTGGTAGTCCTGTCCACTTCCACGGTGGGGATGGTACCCACGTGTGGCAACTGAACGCTATCGGCATTAACAAAGGCCGTGTCGTTCTTGGACTTCTTATAGAACTCGTTCGCTGGGAACAAGTTTTTGGATAGGTCGGCACTAAATGCCCTGATCAATAATTCTGCTGCCATGGTCTATTTTTTATCAAAATATTCGTTAAACAATTGGTTGAACTTTTCGGGCTCCTTTTCCTTCATGGTCAAAAGCTCCTGTGGCGCGTTCATCTCGTACCAGTGATAATCTTTCTTATCAGCGGACTGGTTCTGAACATTGCCCTTGCCGTTTACCACTTCACCAATAAAGGCGTTGGCGGCATTCTGCGGTGCGGCTTCCGGTTTGGCGGCCAACATACCATCAACAACCGTCTTGGCGGCTTCATGACTGGCTTCAAATAATGCGTTGTAAGGTTCAACGGCATCCGCCTTGACCAATCCGGCATCTACTAATTTTTGTACCAAAGCAGTGGCCTCGGTCTTTTTGGCTTCATTAACCGTGGAGTTAAGGGCTTCAAATTTTGGTTTGAAAGCGGCATCTGTCTTAAGGGCCGTTACAGCCGCTACGATATCCGCACCTTCACTTAGGTTAAGAAGCTGCTCTAATTGCTCCTTAAGATTCATGTCTATATCTGAGTTTTGATTAAATACTAGGTGGGTTTCAAAGAAGTTATAAACCTCTTCCGGGTTCTTCAGATTCTTGGGCAGGGAGCCCTTTACCTTACTTTCGCTGACCTTGCCAACGAGCCCTAATTTTTTGGCCTCTGGGCCTTTAATAAAATGATCCTTGCCGTCCATCCATTTGGCGCGTACATCCTCCACGCTCATTCCGGTACGTTCGGCCAATATGGTCACCATATCGTCTTCATAGGACAATATCATGTCCGCTGCTTGGCGTACATCCTCTGCGGTTCCATATCCTCCACCTCTTGCACGGTGGTTCATAAGGCGGGCCATATTGCCCATTTCCAATTCCTCTTTGGGGATGGCCATGGAGATAATGCTCCCCATGCTGGCCGCAAGGCCCTCTATCTTTCCGGTAATCTTTACCTTGCCTTCCTTTACGGCATCTACAATGGCATTGTAAATGGGAATGCCCTCGGTAATACTACCGCCGTACAGGTTAAGGATGTTAATGTCTACCTGGTCATACTTTGCCGTTAGCTCGTTAAACTTGTCCAAGAAGGATGCTGCACGGAACGTATTGCTGCTATCATAGGAGCTAATGTATCCCGTAAGGGTCATAGTAGCCTTTTTGTTGGTACTGTCCTCGTTAACAACCGTGTAATTGTGCATAAGCAAAATCCTTTTTTGTTGGTATTCTTTGGGGCAAATTTTGCACGGATTTGGCGCGTCCACAAATCACAGATCAATGCTTGCGGATTGGTTCACAATGCTTGTGGATTTACCCACAACCATTGATTCAAATTTTTAACTACCGCCCTAAAAGGCACAATTTTGCCTCTATAATCAATACGGTACTATGCAAGATTTTCTAAGGGGAGAGGACGGTGATATTCTTATACGCAATGGTGATTTTGTTATAGGGGAATCTACCCTACAGCACCAAGAGGACATATTGTTGGCCCATAAAGGGGAGTTCAAGGAATATCCGGAGATAGGGGTCGGTATAGATAACGAGCTCTTGAACGAAAATCCAAGACAGGT